TGCAGGTCTTCATCAAAGATATAGCCTTCAGGACACTTGCCTGTTTCTTCTTCTACAGGGGCAATCTCCTCGCCGCTATAATCTGGTGCGCTCCAGCCAGTTTCAGGCATCCCCTCAACTGGGCTGCCAGTGTAGACTTCACCAAGACCAAACAAACCCTTTGTAAAGACACCAGCAATATTTCCTTTTGCATCGAATACTGGACGCCCACCCTCTTTCAAGCCCTTTTGTATTTGACCAAGAGTAAACTGACCTATCTTTCCAAGACCCATACCGAAAACGCCGGGTATGCCATAGCCAGCCTTTGCTTGCTGCATCCTGCCGGGAATCTGTGCCATAGCAGTCTGATAAGGGTCTGCACCCATCACAGCTCTCTGCGCTTCAAGTATGGCCTGTCTATTGGCTAGTGGGCTAAAGCCACCTAAGTTTAAACCCTGACCAGAAAGCAACCCTCTGTATGTTGCAGGGTCAAGCAAACCAGAAAGGTCGCCTCTTTCAAACTGATAGTCACCCAAACCCTGTACGCCAGAAGACATAGCAGCGGCGGCAGCAATATCCTGCTGCAATGCGGCATCTTCTTCTTCAGAAGAGCCTCTAAAGGAGCCAAAGTCTATATCGTTGTCTGAAAAACCAGCACCACCAGCACCACCTCCGGTGATTCCGATGTCGCCCATTTCATCATCTGCTGCGTAATCGCTACCACCCCAAGTGTCGGCCATATCTATACCCTCGGCAAGTTAGTTGAGATTGTTGTGTCTGACACAGCCTTAGCCATGCGTAGCTCAGCCTCAGCTTGCAACTCCTGACGGCGAAGCTCTATTTCCATCATCATCTTTTCACGCTCAAGCTGGATTTCTGCTTCCATCTTCTCACGTTTCAAAGCAATCTCTGCTTCAGCTTTTTGCTGTTCAAGGGCTACAGCAGGGTCAGGCTGAGGTGGCTGCTGTGCTTGTTGCTGCTCCAGCATCTGTATCTGCTGCGGTGCATTAAAGAACTGGTCTGCGTCCTTAAATCCACCAACCTCAGCGATACTGCGAAGCGTATTCACATACTGTGACATACTTACAACAGGATTATTTGCGCCAAGCTGCATCAGTATTTGTTCCTGCTTAGCAGCAATTTGCGTCAGGAATGCAATCTTTTGCTCATCATCAGCAGTTCCAAGCCCAACCTGCACAATAACGTCAAACTCACTTGTCCATTCACGCGGGTCAATAGGCACAAAGTTATTACGCAGGCGAACTACGCGAGGCTTGTTATCGTACTTTGTCACTAGGTGAAGAATGCCTTTGAACAGAGACTTCACGCCGGTCTCTGCCATAGTGCGAGCATAACTTTCCAACTTGACCTGTGCGCCCCTAACAGTCGCGCTAATAGCACTAGCTGTCGTGGACTGTAGAGCATTTGCATCCAAGCCCTGTGACGCCTTGCTCATGCCCGTGCGCTGTTCCTTTATCTCATCAAGATATGACATCAAAGGCATAACTTCACCGCCTACAGACGCACCTGTAATCGGCTGCACCATACCAGGCTGTCGAGCGCGAATAATACCGCCAGCCGTGCCTTCAAGCAGGTCGTCAAGATTAACCTGCCCCTCAACAGCCACAATACGCGGCAATGTGCTTGTATAGACACTGTCAAGGTACTGTCGCATCAATGTGGACTTGATGACCTGCAAATCCTCAGTCATATCGTAAATGCTACGACCAATAAGGCGATGAGGCATCAAAATTGGGCTTACGACAGCAAATGGGACATGGTCAAACGGCTCGTTATGCAAGATGTGTGAGCCACCATCGCCAATCGCGCAAATACGGCGGCGCTCAGCAATGCCATCACCGTCATAGTCCACCTTCATAATGCACTCATAGTACACAACCTCACGAAGCGTGGGGTCTGCTGCATCAGTGCCTGTGTTTGCCTCTAGGTCTTGGAAACGATTGGTGCGCTCTTCATCGATGTCTAGGTCTGCGCTGCCTGCGTGTGCCTCAACCTCATCGCGGTCATAACCCATTGCCACGAGGTCTGAGACAGTCATTGTTGTGCGATGCGCTACAAAATAAGCGTCTTCCAGAGATGTAGCCCGGCGATTAACCAAGAACTCCTCTGGTGGTACATTTATGACCTTAATCTTGCCCTTACGCTCCGTGACACGCACTGACAAATCATAAGAACTTTCAAGAGGAACCATCGTTCCATCGTCTTCCATGTAAGAATTAAGCACGGTCTCTTGCTGTTCAACCACCTCAATGTCTGGGTTAGCAAGGAGAATAGCCAATTCATCTTCACTAAGGTTGCTATATTCTTCTTCAGTGACATTTTCTTCCTCTTCCCAGAAATACTTGACTACGCCAAGCCTGAACAGCAAAGCATCCTTAAACCAGTTATATAATACCTTGTAGCCCTCATTATCGTGATTAATGATGTAATTCACATAATCACTTATTTGTTCTGCCTTAGCTACATCCTCGGCAGTGCGTGGACTAAAACGCACATATTTGTCATTTGCTGTAAACACACGCATCAGATTAGGCATAATAGCCTCAATGGTGTCTGCAACCTCAGTGCTTACAACAGATGACCTGCCATCAACCTCATTGCCAAAAGGCTCGCCAAGGTAAAAATCCATAGCGCGAATGCGCTCTTGAGAAAACTCGCTATCGAAGTGATTTAAAGAATCAGTAATTTCCGAAGAAACAATGCTGTTTAGTTGATAGTCATCCATTTTTTGCATTTGCTTTTTTCCTTCGGCTTTTTGAACCGTACATACAGATGTTTGATTGTCTGCACATCTTCTTTGCTACACACCCCTGACAGGTCTCAAAACTTGCAACCTTACCCGCACAAACTTGCGCCTTTACAGAAATGGAAGCCGCAGCAATAGCCTCAGCTTCCTTACTCAACTCTGTAGGCCTACGGCGTGTGCCTGGTGGCCGTCTCATAACTCGCGTAAACATTAGTTATCGCTTGCGTAGTTCCCAGTCATAATACGATTACGAGCAGCAGCGGAAGCCTTTGCCCTCTTAGCCATACGCTCAGCGGTGGCCTTCTCTTGAGCAGCGGTTGTTGGCTTCATAGAGGCAGGTGTACGCTTGCCGGTGAATCTTTCAATAGAAGAAGGCTTTGACATTGGAAGAACCTTTGGGGTCTTCATCATGCTGCTTTTCTTTGCGCCGTAATTCATTTCTTTGCCACTTTCTTTTTAGAGGTTTTTCGCATCTTACCAGTCATGCCAATGCCATTACTGGTCTTGACAGGAACAGACTCTGGTTCTGGCAATATAACAGGCTCTGCATCTTTTTTATAGGCTATACAGCGACCTTGTGGTTCACAGCGGCGTGGAAACGGGCAATTATCACAGATATTCATCAGGCTTTCCTTTTCTTTTTTGCTTTTTTAGCGGTAGATAAGGCAATAGCCACAGCTTGTTTCTGTGGCTTTCCGGCTTTCATCTCGGTGCGAATGTTTTGCGAGATGGCATTCTTGCTGTAACCTTTTTTAAGCGGCATTACTTCTTCCTTTTCTTGCCACTAGCAGTGACTGACCAACTAACTCGCTTTGAGCTAGTCTTTTTCTTAGCTTCCTGCTTGCTAATACGGCTTGCAACTTTTGCTGGCCTACAGGCAGGGTAACCGCGTTTCTCGCCTTTCTTGCGACCACACGGCTCTCCGGTCTTTACATCGACCCACTTTTCACCGAACCATTTACCTAGACCAGCTTGTGCAGGCATTATGCTTTCCTCACACGATTATCTGAGCCGCCCCACTTGCCACCCTTGTCCTTGTACCACTTGGCAGCGTAGGCATTAGCGTAAGCAGAAGGATATACCTTGTACTTACGCTTCGCCGCTGCTTTGGCTCGTGACCAAAGCGCAGGGTCTTTTGGCTTAGATGCCCCCGGCATTATTTGCGGCTGGCATATTTGCCACAAGCTGTGCCTTTTTTGCCGCCTTTATTGCCAAGTTGCTCTTTCATACCTTTTGCTTTTGAAGTGTTGTAAGCCATTACCATTTTACCTTATGTGACCAATAACGAGCTGAAAGTTTGCTTGGATTAGGGTCTTGAGCATTATGACGAGCATAATAACTCTTCTTTCGCGCCTTATCCTTTGCACTCTTCGGGTTTTTGCCAGCACCTGTAACGCCCTGCTGACCGAAGCGAATGGTTTTCACCTTGTCACCCTGTTTAGCTACAACAACGTGGCTTTTAGTCGGGTGATTAGGTGTGCGCTTTGGCTTATTATAGCCGGATACGCCAATTCTTGAAAGTCGGGGGTCTTTAGGCATCGTACTGAATCTCATTAACTTCTGCGCTGTTAAACATAGCCTCAACCTCTTCTGCTGACAATCCAGACCGCAATCCTGCACTAACGGCAATACTCATCGCCGCTTCCATTACATGATGCCATTTTGCTTCTGAGGTGACAATAAGGCCTGCAATGTGCATATCCATCATTGTCTTGATGGCCTCAACCATCTCCATATAATCTTCCTCAGTTTCATCAAGCTCAACCTCGATGTCTAATTCTCGCTCTGGGAACTTGACGATGTTGTCAGTCATACTATCCATCCTGTGTTTGGTTTAAGACTGCGTTTGCTACTATACCCTCTTGAGTAGCCTCCGGCAATGGCACCACTCTCAGCAAAGCTCAACACAAACGCATCAGCCACGTCAGGACTACGCTGACCGCGCCGCTTCATCTCGTCCTTGCTCTCAACCTTGAGCTTGCCATTAGAGAGATACTTGTACCTAATAGCTGTTATCTCCTGTATCAACGTGTCATCCTTCGGAATGCCACAATCCCTAGCCTCGAACCATTCCCGCGCATTCCAGAACAGCTCGTCACGCATTCGATTAAACCTGTCCTTCAAACTAGCTGTCTCAGACACAGAAATAGCTACAGCAGGCAAATCAAGCTCGCGCAACCTATCAGCAAGCCCAGCACCAATCCCAATCGCATCAATATATATGCTTTGAGGGCGTAAACGATACGGCGCGGCTTCGTACTCTGAAAGCACAATTCCAGCCATCTCCATAATATCCCTGCCCTGATACGTCTTTATCGGCTCAAGAAGGACGTTACCCTGTCTCTTCGCTATCGCGCTCCTGTCACCGCCAAATCTTGCAACGTCTACTCCCCATACAACCGGCGCAGTGGGTGATTGCTCGACATCTCTCTTAGTCGCCTCCTCCACAAGATATAGCGGCAATAAGACATCATCCGATTGAGTAGGGAACTGACCAAGGACACGCACCCTGTATACGTTGGAATTTTCACCGTACTTGTCCTTCATCTCCTCAAGAAACTGCTCAGAAACAGTCGTGGCATCGTGACAACTTACCGTCATCGTGAACCAACGCTCACGCTGAGAGTGATGACTGTCAAAGAAAAAGCCCTCAGAACGAGTTGGGTTACCACACATCACAGTCTTCGCACCAGGCGTTGACATAGCACCCTCGCCGACCTGAAACACAACATCTGGTATGCCCGAAGCCTCTTCACACAAAAATAACATATTCTCGCTGTGAAACCCTTGCAACGCCTCTGGGTTCTCCCTGCGACTTGTTCGCGCAACTGCAAAGCTGTCACTTGCACCCTTCAGAGCAATCTTGTCGCTCTTGAACTCTAGCAAATTCTTGAAACCATCCGGCAACTGCCGCGCCCACTTGTCTATCTCTGTCCACAACACATCACTCAACTGATGCGCCGTGTTCGCCGTCACAGCAACCTTGCACGGATAATGCGTAATCAACCACCACAGCACCAGCCAGCTCTGAAACGCTGTCTTGCCAACACCGTGACCAGACGCAATGCTAACCTTATCGTGGCTTGCAACTGCCCTCAACGCCTCGGCTTGCCACGGCTGCGGTTTCACCTTCAGAATGCTGGTAACAAAAAGAACCGGGTCGTTGTGCAGCTCAACAAGAAGGTCGGTGTTCTCAGTTTTTTTCAACTTCAACGACTTCACCCTCAATGGTTTTGCTTTCAAGACGCTTGGCCTCTATCTGAGCTGCGGCCAGCTTCAGCTCGTCAACAAAGCTCGTAACCTTATGCTCATGCTCGACCTTCTGGTTCTCACCGTACAAACGCGGATACAACTTCGCAGCTCTCCACTTGTAAGTGTCGATAATCACACGAGCAGCCTGCGGGTCAATAGCCTTGTCACGCATATCATCAATCACAGCGTCAATATCGTCATCAATCTTCTGCGCTCGCAGCTCCATCGCCACCTTGTAGCGGTCACGGAAGTCAGCATCGGCTTGCAACCACTTGTTGATGGTGCGAAACGTGGGTATGCCATCCTTGGCACACGCCTTCCGCGCAGAGTACCCGTCAGAGACAAGCTCTATAAAGCGTTCCTTGATGGCTGGCCTGTCCTTAACGGCTATGTGACGGCCTTGTTCTTTCATAGACATAGCAACTCCTCTAGCTGTCCATAACAGGATAGATATAACAGTGCAAGAAAACTTGCAACTTTTGGGGTGCTGGGGACGTTTTGGGCTTTTGTGGTTTAGGGGGGGGGTAGAGGGGGTGTAGAAGGGGCTGTAGAAGGGGTATTATATATTTTTCACGCCCCCCCGCCGCTGATTTAAGGGGGGGTCAACCGGATTGCAGTTAACCCTGGCAGATATGCAACACTGTTGCAGATATGTCACACCATCTGCGATTGATAATCATTCGCAATTCTTGCAACGCTTGCAGCAGCGTCATAGCGTTGTGACGTTGTGATGCCGCATCTGGTACCATCAGCCGCGTATCTGGTACCATCGCGTGCGTGTAGTTGTACCAATAAAGGTGTGATGCCCCACTAACCCATCCCCCAACCCATCCCAACCTATCCCAACCCCAACCCGCCGCAACCGCGCCAGCAGTTGCAAGTTTTTTTATATTTTCTGATATTTT